ACAATAGTTCCATCAACAATGTCAGCAGAAGTAATAGTTCCACCAAGGTTTAACTTAGTCTTGGCGATTGCAGCGGTTGCGCTGATGTCAGCATTTACAATAGTCGCATCTGCAATCATTGCTGAGGTTACAGTTCCGCTGTCTGCTACAGTTACTGCTGTTCCTGAAATCTTTGTCTTATCAATGGCTGCTGAAGCATTAATGTCAGCATTGACAATTGTGCCATCTAGTATCTTGGCAGAGGTTATTGCACCGTCTGCTAGGTCACCAGCAACAATAGTGCCGTCAGCAATCTTTGCTGAAGTAACTGAGTTAGGGGCTAACTTGCCCTCTGTTACTGATAGGTCATCAATCTTGGTTGTTCCAACTGCTCCAGTAGCAATCTTTATGCCAGTGATGGCAGCATCTGCAATATCACCTGTGGCAATACCAAGGTCTGCAATCTTGGCTGATGTAATAGCCGAGTCAGCAATCTTAGCAGTAGTTACATTTGCATCAGTAATCTTTGCAGTAGTTACAGCGTTGGCTGCAAGCATTGTGGTTGATACGTTACCTGTGCCAGTTGATAGTGTTACGTTGGCAATGGTTAATCCGTGTGCTGTGGTTACATTCTGACTATGGTCATTGGCTTCTTGGTAGTCTCTACCAATTGCCATATGTCGCACTACCGCGCCAGCGGAGTGTTCTGAACCAGTGCCAGGACTTGCCGAGTCAATACCCCTAGCAATTGTTAGCGTGTTACCAGATGCATATACGGTAACGTCTACAATTTCTTCAAGGGCTGTATCAGGGTCAATCACCACTGTATAGGTCTGTGTGCCAGTGAGTGTCTTACCACCCATAACCGCTGCACCATTGACCACTGTCATTGTTGTAGCTGTAGAGTTAATAGGTGAAGCCAGCGTTGTCTGCTGGGCTTTTGAGGAATATTTTCTAGTTGTCATTTAGTTACCTATCGGCTGTAATGGACGCGGATTGGATATTGATTTTGTTGTCTTTGTGTTTCTTCGTTTAAGCGTTGTGTATATAGAGCGTAAAGTTGTTTAGTTGCAGACTGTGATGAACCGTATGGTCGCTTGCTATCTGTCTCATCAGCCTGTGGGCTGACCTGCGCAGCACGGGCTGGGTCAAGGTAGGTAAGCAAACGATAAGCAGCGCCAAGGGTTATGACATCTTTGCAAGATTCTGGCAGTCCAGTTTGTGTTGATAAGTCTTGAGTATTGGTTGTGAATGCTTCTGGGTCTGTGGCATAGATAACCTTTACGGTTCTACCAGCAGTAATGTAATCACCAATAGTTACAGTCTGAGCATTTTCTCCGAAGGCTGTAGTAGATGCAACAGAGTCCCAAGACCAGCGACGAACAGGAATCCATTCTTCAGAAGGACCAATTGCTTGCCACATAATGCTTAGAATATTTTGAATATTTAAACCATTAAATTCATAGGTTGTTTGAGCAGGGCTAAAGACAAAGTTAGTTGACTTAGCAGCAAAGATGCTAGAGCCTATTGCTCTGATAGTATCGTTGATTGCTTTCTTAATTACATAGCGTGGAAATGTTGGAGAGATAGTAACCTTAAGGTCAGCATCGTGAAGAGAAGCAGTAGTTCCTAGGTATCCTCTACCAAAGGGAGAGATAGTTGCAGTATTAGAGATGCGGTCAAATGAATCAATCCACATTAACTCTTCTTCAATTTCAATTACACCCTTGCCTACGTTCTCAGTAGAACCTAGTTGAAGGATGGTAGGGTCAGCACTAGAAGATGTAGTTCCAGTAACAGCAGCGCGAAGATAAGTTGCTCTGTCCTGATTGAAGGTATAACCTGAAAGGTTTAGTTGAACTTCATCAATAATGTCAGTTAATGTAGTTGTCACGCGTCTATGCTCCTTAAGGCTGCAGGGGCTCCTAGCCCACTAGTTCCAGCAAGTTCATTACATATGCCCTGAAGGTCTTTGTACTGTGTTGGGCTTGTTTTACCTGCTTCAACATTTAATGCACCAACAGTTGCTAGTCCATTAGTTCCAGCCCAGGCGTTAGCAGCACCTTGTGCGTCTAGACCTGTTGTACCAGCAAGCCTATTTAGTTCCGACGTGAGAGTACTTCCTACTGCGCCTAATGCCATGTTACCACTTAACCTTATCTGCCCAATATGCGGCACTCATCTTGCCTTTTGCAATGTTTTTTGCGTGACGTGCTTTGAATGAAGCCTGCCTTGCGGTTGGCTTCCTATCTCCAGTCACGCCTTGTTGCCCAAAGCGGATAGTCTTTACTTTGTTACCCTCTTTGGCTACAACTACGTGTGACTTGGTAGGATGACTAGGGGTACGCTTGGGCTTATTAAAGCCCGATACCCCAGCCCTCTTTAATCTTGAATCTTGCACTATCTTCTCTTTGGAGTATCGCCAGATAGTGTTGTTGTAGAAGCACCAGCCATAGCGCCAGTTTTCTTTTTATTAAGACCTGGCTTAACTTTTGCTGCGTTCTTTGCCTTCTTAACACCTTCGCCTTTGTTACTCTTTTTTGCTGCGTTCCTTAAGGCTTGGTATTGTCCAGGTGTTAAAGGTTTTCCAGCCTTTGCTTTAGCCAAAGCCTTAGCCTGAAGTGGGGTTAATTTAGTACCAGGCTTTGGAAGATATTTAGTAGCTGTTTTTGATAAACCCTTTACTGCTCCAGCGGCTGCTGTGGCTGCTCCAACAGGTCCAAGTTTTTTAATTGCAAGACCACCAAGTACTGCCGCACCTGTGCCTGCGATACCGCGTACAATCTTTGTCTGAGTATCTAATCCAGACTTCTTAGAAGAAGTAGGCCTTTTTTGTGAAGCAACTCTTCCTTCTGTTGCGCGTGGAGATGCTTTTGCCTTAGGGGACATTTCTGTATTACGTGGTGATACTCTTGTTGAAGATGGTGCTGCTTTCTTGGCTGCTGCTACACGGTTAGCACCATACAGACGTAGTACGCCTTCGTTAAATGCTTTAGACCTATTTGGGTTATTAACTTGCTTTAGAGCCTTTGTCATACCCATTGACTTAATCTTATCAATCTTTGCCTGAGAAACTTTTATGCTTGCCTTTGGTGCGGGTCCTATAGACCAAGCACTCTTATCAAGTGGCCTTGCTGTTGTCTTCTTTGCTGTTGTCTTCTTTGCTGTTGTCTTCTTTGCTGCTGTTTTCTTTGCTTTACTAGGTCCTTTATTTCCATACATAAATGAGTCCATATATTCATTTGCCATTGTCTTATCCTTTGTTTAGTTAGTGGTTTTTTTAGTTTATATGATTTATTACCAATTAGGCCAGTTGCCAGTCTTCCTTGCTTCTTTTTCGCGTTTCTTGATTAATTTCATAAGTGCTTTGTTTTGCTGTTTATCATAATCAGAAACTGGTTTTTTCTTTATTTTTATTGGAGGAATCGCTTGCTGCCATGCTGGCTTGGGCTCCAAGCCCGCCATAATTGCCCTACCTCTTGCCGCCTTCATACCCTTTGCCGCAATCTTCTGAAGTTTCTTTGGTGTTGGTTTAGTAGCCATTACTTCTTACCTGGTTTCTTGGTAGGTTTTTTCATATCAGAATTCTTCATCATCTTACCATCTGGCATCTTATGCATACCACCCTTTACTTTTTTCTTCTTGCTGTCAGCGTAGGCCGTCTTTATTTTATCCATTATAGTTGCCCAATCTCTTTCATTACTTCGACGGATTTTTTAGTTATATCTTGTGTCTTTGGCATATTGTTGGCATTGTATGCTCTACCTAATGTCTCTGACGCTTTATACGCTTCTTGTATCTGGTGCATCGATGTTCCTGCTGGCTGCATTCCTTGATTTCTAGCACTTTCGTATGCTTTGAGTTCAGAGTTCCATTTCTTCTCTGATACATCTCTTACTGCATCTCCCGCATTCATCTGTAGCGTTCCAGCCTTACAGCCAAAACAAGTCTCGTCGTACTCTGGATGATATTCCCAATGTTTCATATTGTCCCCTACTGTAGTGTAAAGTTTTCTTCTGTAATGTCTACTCCGCCAGCAATAAGTGCTGTCTTCGTTGCATCGTCAACTGTATGGTTATATCCACCACGATAGACTTCTTCGTATGTGAGCAAATCTTCTTCTGATGGGTATCGTACTTGGTAGTACTCTCCATCGGACTTAATAATTGTTATGCCTCTATCTAACTTATAGAAGTAGAACAATCTATGTCCGCCTGCTGGACCTTCAGCAACCGTTGGGGTTGTGAATGTATAATTAGCCATTGTTCTCCTTAATGAACTTACTGCAAAGCAGGAGTTTCCCCCTGCTCTGCGGTCAATCAATTAAGCAACGTTAATTGATGAAGATGTCTCTAAGCGGTATAGTGCCTCTTCGCGGTAGCGAGCAAAGCCGAGTACGCCGTACCAACCCATTGGGCGGTGACGCTTCAACTTGTCAACTACTGGTCCGATAACTACGTGTGGCTCTTCAGCCACTGCTTCTGCCATTGCCTGTTGTCCAGCAATGATTGTGCGGAAGTTACGAGCAGATGCTGCTCCGTCTGTAGCATTGTATAGACGTGGTGACTCTACGAAGTAAGCACCTTCGTATTGTCCGATTTCTCCAGCCCAAATGCGGTCTTGTGAAGAACCGTATTGGTTAGGAAGAAGCCATCCTGCTGAACCTGTCTCTGCACGAAGGTCGTGTGAAACTTCTGGGTGGATACCTACCCAGTAGAGTGAACCCTTACGAGCGACTGCCTTGCCTGCACGGAGTTTTGCAACTGCCTTGCGAATCATTGCAGATGTGATGTTATCTCCTGCTGCAATTTCATTTGTTGCTGTAGCATCTCCACCGTAGATTACGTTGGTTCCACCACGAAGTGTTGTCATTGCAACTGCGTCGATTGAATCGGCAAGGTTGAATGCGATGATGTTAGCGATTGCTGGGTCTACATCAGCAAGGCTGAATAGTTCCAACGCACGTGTAACAAGAACTGAGTTACCGTACTCGTTAAGAGTAATAGCAACCTGAGTTGGAGTAGCAAGTGCTACTGCATCTGGGTCGACTGTTTCTGTAAGTGCGGATGTTGTTGCTGCTAGGTCAACGTACTTCTGTAGAACTACAGTTGAACCAGGGATTGATTGCTTTGCTGGGCGCTTGTCTGCGACAGAACGAATAAGTGGTTCTGAACGGAGAGCAAACTCCAATAGGCGGTCATATGCCTTTTGGACCAGACCAGCGCTTCCAGCGGTTCCTCCGAGAGTGGACGAACCTGTGGATGTATAGGCGTTAGCCATGTTTCACCTCCAAGGTGATTAAGTTAAACTATGATTAGGATTCAGAGTTTAGGATTGCAATAATGTCTTCTGCAGATTCTGCATTGTTAAGACGACTATTTAAATCTTCTGCTCTGTCAGGCGTGTATGCGCCCTCAGTGATAGCATCTTGCTGACGTAATGCAGCACGGTCTGCCTCACTTATATTGGACGTTTCCTGTAGTGATGTTAATCCAAATAAATCGCCGTTGTCATCGAGCCAGTCATTAACTGTCTCTTCGCTGACTATTTCTAAATCTTTTAGGATTAATCTAACTGCTTTAGGATTCACACCCTTTTGTGCCAGGACTTCTTTGACTGTACGCTCACGATGCTCCTTGGAGAATCCCTCAAGTTGCTCTGTAAGTTCCTTGATACGTTTTTCATCGTTGCGCTTGGCTTTCCGTAACTTCTTTAGTAAGTCACTACCATCCATCTGCGCTTCGTTTTCATTTATATCTTGGTCGTCTTCGTCTTCATCCCAGTAGTTGTTGCTCATAGCAACCACCCTTCTATTCGTTTGAATCGCAAGCCTCAGGTTCCAATCGGGGAATCGGTCTGGCTCTTGCTACCAGTCTTATACGCTATGTGGGCTGGTGGGTCACATAGGATTCTATTTAGATGTAGCCTTGGCTACCAGATGATAAACTGCTTTTGTTTACACCAGAAGAACCACTAAAGGTTCCTACTTCAGTAGCCGCAAGTTTTTGACGCTTACGCTGTGCTGATGCTAAACCATTAAAAGTTTCTTGTTCCGCTTCTGCCTGTCCATAGGTGTCCATTTGTCCACCATAGATGTCGCTAAGTTTATTAGCGGTAGGAAGAATATTAGCAATATCTGAATAACCTTTGTTTGCTTGCTCTTGAGTAACTCCTTGAGAAGCAAGTTGTTCAGCGACGCTACGACCAGCAGTAAGTCCTTGACGAGACGCTGCAGAACCAATTTCGCTAGCCTCTACTTGACGTTGTATAGTTTCAAATTGCTTTGATGGGTCTAGTACGTATGCAACTAAATCTGTCCTTGCTATACCGTAGTAATTTGTAAGTTGGTCCATGATGGCAGGGTCAGCATTTTGTACTCTCTGGACTGCTGTAACAATACGATTATTTAATTCAACCTTAGACATATCGTTTTCAATAAATCCAGTTATGTACTCGTCGTTATCAAATTGATTTAATCCATAAGCACGTAGTACTTGTCGTGCTTCGTCTTCATATGCTAAATATTCTCCAGGAGTAAGAACGCTAGTTCCATTTTTAATTCTGACATCGTTTGCCTTAAAGCGTGTTTTGTATTCTTGTGTTTCTGATAATTTAAGTTGAATTGTATCTGGCATATCAGCACCATACTGAATTACCAATTCGCTTATTTTACCAGCAAGAGAACCAAGTCCATACCGTGTAAATAGGGCAATTAAAGATGATGTTGCATTCTCTCTAGTTGCTTTTTTTGTTGCCGCTTTTTCGGCTGCGTCTGCTGCTCTTGCAGCTGCTGCTTCTTTGGCCGCTGCGTCTG